AATGTAACATACTAAATAAAAGAGAATTCCTTATTAAATTACTATTCAAATTTTTAATCAATAAAAGGATTAATAGAATGTTTATTAAATAACTTCTCTAAAACTTGTGTCAATTTACCTGTTCCATATTTTGCTTTAGGTTCAAGTTTTTGAAGTTTATTGAATTGTCGTTTAGATATTTTCTTTATTTTAGGTTTTTCAGTAGGGTGTATATAATTTGTGTATTCTATAATATAATCTGCTATTCTACGCAATAAGTTTGGCAAATCTTCATCACGTTGAAATCTCTTAGCATTGTTTTCAATTTTGCCTAATAGTAAATTACAATTAGGACACAATAAACCACGTATAAGACCTGCACCATTTACGCCATTAGTTTCTTTTGAAGTCTTGTGCTTATGGTCTATATGCGATTTATCTGTTACATCACAGCCACAAATAGCACATTTATTATCTTGTAATTCTAATAATTTTAATCTTAACCAATTTAGGTCTTTATTAGATAATTGGATAAATTGAGTAGATTGAGAATTTTCAGTCATATCTTATTAATACTTTAGAACTTTTTAAATCTTAGTAATAGTTTTCTTAATATTATTAAATGATTTAGCACTTAGTTGCAGATATACAAAAGGTTTGAGTTCTTTTTCAGGATTATAATCAGATTTATCAAAAACCATAAATTCATATATAGTTCCTATTTTATTAATAATAGTAACTCTATTTGCAGTTAAATCTATTACTAATCCTGTATCAGATTCATTAGTATATATTGATTTGCCTAATTTTAAGTGATGAAAAGGTTTATAAATGTTTTGCATAGTGTCTTGTTTTGCCATATTAATCCTTATAAATTTGAGAACTATTGAAAATCCATAGGTTCTTCATATAAATGTTTAAACAATGGATTTTTCTTTTCTTTTTGAATTTCAGTCATCATTTCTTTAATTTCATCATCATCAAATTTAAAGATATTCTTATATAGATATTCAACACTAAATAATGTTCCTGAATAATCTCTAGCAGATGAATATATATTTAATCTTTTCTCAAAATTAGCAAGTTTCATACGCTCCAAATAATAGTTTTCGCCAACGAAAAAGATTTTTATTTTGTCTTGATATTGATTAAATTCGTCTTCACTCATAATACCTTTAGTTATTACGTGTCTTTTTAAAATATTAACAAACATATCAATATATATTTTTCTTAATCTATTAATAAATAGGTAAAATTTAAAATCTTCCTTAGTTATTTGGCTAGAATCATAATCAAAATTCTTATCTTCATCAGATGTTGAAATTCTATTTGTCGGTATTCCTAAAGAACGATAAAGTTTCTTATAGAAATACATAATATCGCCTAATTCACCTAAGTTACCTGTTTCATCAATTGTATCAACAGAAGTTCCTTTTTGACCGTTTCTATTAGCAAACCAATAATCTTCAACCATACCTGTAATATGTTGTTGATTTGTAACTTCGCCTGTTTCAGTGTTTAGAAATTTCTTATATTTAAATTGTTCTTGAATTTTTTTCATTGCCATTTCTGCTTTAGAAGTAGGCAAATCTGATACATCTACGTTGAATACTCGCCTTGATATTGAACGTGAAAATCTTAACGGAATTAGCAAATCTTCAAGTGTCTTAAGCATATTTGCAGGTTTTATTGCTCTTTCAAGGTAAGACAATATCAAACCTTCCTTATTATCTATTTTTCCAAAATCTATATGCACTACTTCATCAATATTATACTCATTTATTACTTCTGCGTCAGTTGTTGTTTTTCTATAATTTCTTTGTTGTCCGTTTTGCATAACTCTTGTCAAGTATAAACTATTATATTCATCTACATATTTATAGACACCTTTTTCAAAATCAAAAGTAAGATATTTAGGGTCTATATATTTCAAATTTACCAATTTTCCTTCGTGATATTCACACAATATATTGCCTTGTCCGTCTATATAAATTTGTCTAATTAAATCATAAATATTTTTATCTATATTCATCAATTTTAAGATTTCTTCAAAAGATTCAACTATTGCATTATCTAATTGTTTATTGTCAGTATCACATTCTATTTTTAAAAATTCTTCTAGGTCTTGTGTATAGCAAATTTCATCAACTATTTCATCGATTGCGTCAGATACTTCAGGATATTCGGCTATTTTTCTATATAAATCAATTTTTTCTGCTTGCTTATAAACTTGTGCTGAATTTAATGCTCCTGTTAGATTATTATATTCAGAATCGAAAAATGACCTATAAACTAAATAATCATCAGTATTAGTTAGGTCTGATTGAATTTTATTAGGACTTACATTTAAAGGTTGTTGTGAAGGTTGCTTTAAAAAAGTCTTTTTTAATTTTTCTAACAAAAACATTTAATTTTATTCCTTAGTTTTTACTTATTATACTTTATTTATACTTAAATTTATGTTAATTTAATTTTTAATCTCTAATCTCTATAAGATTTTAATATATCTTTAATTTTCTTAGTTTGAATACATTTATATTCATATATACCATTATAATTAGAATTAATAATATATTCAGTTTCTTTCTTAAAATCATTTAAAGTTATAAAATCTAAGTATTTGTCTAAATCAAAATCAGTGTTATTAGGGTTTAATAATCCTTTTTTAGATTTTTTATCATAAACTCTAGGGATTCTTAAAATTATATAATTATCTAAATATTCTATAATTAAATCTTCTATTATTTTCTTGTAAGTATTGTATAAATCTTGCAAATTATCTGAACTAGGCAACGTTTTTAATAAATAAGAATAATCATATGAATTTGCTATTGCTCCGACGTTATGCAAAATTTGGTCTGTTTCTGACTGAATTTCAATATTGAATTCTTTAGAACCCATTGAACTAGCAAATATCAATTTTTTATTATTTTCCTTGCAATATTGAATAACATCTATACTAGATAAAATCATTTTCTTAAATAAATTTTGTTTATCAATAAATTGTTCCTTACAACTAGGACTTCCAAAATGGTAAAACAAATCTTGATTATTTAATATATTATTAAAATCAAAATTACTAAGTAAGAATCCATTTTCGCCTGTTGTATTATTAAATTTAATATTATCTAGTATTTCAATAATATTATAATATTTTTGAGATTTATCTTTTACATCATATCCAAGATAATCAAAATTTAATTTTTTAAGATTTATATTAAATAAGGAATTTATATCAGATAAAATTTTATTATAATTATCATTTGAAATAATAAATGATTTATCTAAATTTCTTATATTATCTAATTCATCAATAGAATTAATATTATAATATTGTTTAAATTTATCTAAGTTTTGCTTTAAAATAAATTTATGTTTAGATGATAGTTCATAATTCATCATAAATCCTTACACTTTATACTTTAATATAAACTTTATTATCTTTAATTTCTACAACTATACCTAAAACTAATTTAGATTGATTAAAATCATAATCTTTTACACTTATGCCATATCCATTATCATCTGCAATAATATAATCAGATATATTAACTTTAGTTATATCTTTTACATTGACAGGAACTAATCCTTTAAGTGCTACATAACAGCCGTCAGATTCTGAATTTAGTTTAAGTGCAGGATTTTCTGATACTACACCTATCAATTTCATACTAGGTAAGGTTCGTTTATATTCTGTAATAATACCTTTTTCATCAATTCCTAATATAGTACCATAATTATATTTCTTATCTGTTTTATATTTTTCTGCTAAGTCGGCATATTTAGCACGTAATGATGTTCCTTGAAAATTTGTAGCATATATATTAGCCCATTTTGCAGTAGTAGAACCTAAATCAAATATATTATCCATACTAGGTGTATCATTAGTATCACGTCTTAGAAATGAAGTTGAATGCAATCCGTCTAATTTATCAGCGTCTAATCCTGAACCTGCACCAGGTGTTGTTCCTAAAATTTGAGTAATATATGATTTTGTAAATTCATCTTTAGTTACAAAATCTTTTCTATGTAGTCCGTCTAATTTATCTGCGTCAATACCTGAACCATCGCCTGAAACTGCCACAACTCTTTGTCTAAATGTATCAGAATTCCACCAATCTTTAGGAACTGCATTTGATGATACATTTGTTAATTCTTGTAATTTTTCAGGAAGTCCTATTACATTATTAATTCCTAAAGTATCTAATTTTTCTCTATTTTTCTTAATAAAATTAACTATTTCTTGAAGTTCATCTAAACTTACGTCATCTGAAGTTAAAATTTCATTAATTCTATCTATTAGTTTTTTTAATTCTAAGCCTTGCTTTGCTGATAAAGGATTAAATTTATTATCTGTTGTTAAATTATCTATAACTTCTGAATGCAAAACTGCGTCTTCGTGTAGTTTATCAAATTCTTCTTTACTTGCAAACCACTTATAATCTTTTCCGTCTAATCTATCAGCATTTGCAACTTTAATATTCTCTAAACTCCACCTAATTCTTTCATTAAGATATTTAATTGTTACAGGGTGGAATTCATTTGATAATTCGCCGTGTTGTGTTAATTCAGGATTATATTCAAGTTGATTATCTTTTGCTAAATAATTTTCTGCATAAAAATTTGTAAAATCTCTTATATTAATTTCTTGCCAAAAATCTGTTTTTAATTTAGGATTTTTATTTTGATTATCTTTTAATGCTATATATTTCTTATTTTCATATTGAACTAACTCGCCTGTTTCATAAAATTCAATATCTATCCAATCTAAACAAGGTTTATCTGCTATAATTTGAAGTCTATTATAAATATCATTTGCTTCTTTTTTAAGTTTTCTAGGAAAAGCATTAATTCTTGTTTCTGTTGCTAATTCAGAATCTTTTAAGGCATAATCTCTAAAAATTTCATCGTAAAAAGTGTGTTTATACATAATCCTAAATCCTAAAATTTGATATATTTTCGTCTTTTGAGAATATATTTAATTCTCTTTTTTATATAATTTCTATCTATATTTATCTTGTGTTTATCAATAATATTTTTAATTATCCATTGTGTTGAATTTAATGATTTTAAATTGAAAAATTTGATTTGCTCTGTATATGCTTCTAATTCACACTCTAATCTATATTGTTTTGAAAATATTAATTTAAAAATATGAAAATTATCTCTTTTATATTGATTAAAATGTATTTTTTCGTGATTATATATAGGTTTTGATTTTATGTTTAATTTTATTTTTGGTGTTCCTAATTTAAATATATAAGGAAATGGATATTCACATTTACCTAATACTAAGCCATATTTTGAAAATTCCATTTAATACCCTTATGTATTTTTGTATAAGTGTATTTATTAGTTAATATAATGTAGTTAGAATAATTTGAGTGATTGAGAAATCCCAATCACTCTTTATAATTAGTTTAATTAATTAGAACTTGTAATTATTTTAAAATCAGAAGTTCCGCTATTGATAAAATGTAGATGAATAAACTCTGCAACATATGTAGGTTTAATATAGATATCAATAACAAGTTTATTTCTACTAATAATATCAGGTGTATTATTAGATTCATCACAAATAACAAGATAATCTTGAACGCCACGTCCTGCTTTAATTGTAGCAAGATATGGATTGATTGTTGATGTAATGTAATTTCTTGTAAATGAATCGTTAAACTCAAATAGAGAGTATTTACTCATTTTGCTTAATGATTTTTCAAGAACTAAGAACAAACGTCTTACGTTTAGTCTATCAAAACTTGACGGCTTATCAAGTAGTGTTTTTTGACCCCAAAGAACACAACCTTGACCTGTAAAGATTGTAATAGGGTTAATGCCTGATTTATAAAGTGTATCTCTTTGTCCTTGTGAAGGGCTAAATGCAATTTTCTTAACATTTTTAAGTAATCCACGATTTAAACCTGCTGGAGCATACCACGCTTCCCTAGTTTCAGTTGATTGAACTACAAGACCTGCAACATCGCCTGCAAAATTGACCCATTTATAAGCGTCCATTTCATTTAGATATTGATACTTATAGTTAGAAACTAAGAAAATATAAGAACTATTAACATTCAAATCATTTCTAAATTGAACTGATTTTGAAGTTGCTTGATTTGCTTTAAGACCCACTGAAGTTTCAAAAGGACAGCCAACAATAGCAACACAATCTTTTCTAAGTTCAGCAATATTAATAGCAGAACTAGGATTTTTCTCATTAGCAATTAGAATATCAATATCAATTTCTTCAGCATTTTCAAATACTTTATAAGCATTATCAATATCATCTAATCCAGGTTCAGATTCTGTTCCATTTGTAAGTTTTATAATTTCTTTATCAAGAGAACTTTTAATTGATTTGTCTTGATTTGCTTCATTTACTTTTACGTAAATATAACTTGATGTTCTATTAATAGATTCGATATAATTAGATTTATTATTAGAATCTTTAGAATTTTCATCAAGTGAGAGTGTATAAACTTCTTGAACTTGATTTTTATAAAGAACAATTAGTCCAAAAGTGCCTGCTGATGGATAATACTCAAACAAATCATCAAGTGCTATGCCGTCTTTAACAAATTTGCCTTTTTTAAAATCTTCAGGATTTGCAATAGCAACATCAATATAGTTGCCGTCCAATCCAGGATATTTTGCAATCACTTTAACTTTAGATGTTTCAAAAGCAAATGGTATAGTTGCACTATCTTCAAAAACTGCTTGATTTGTTATAATATGGTCTTGCTTATCATATTCTTTAATATCATAAGCACTGCCTGTATAAGAACTTCCAGGAATTTCTGCTAGTGCATTTTGTGTAAAGTTTAGTTTATAAACAGGTGCATTTGCTAAAATTGTATCAGGTATTACAAATTCATCATCTTCTGTTTCTTTATATGTTACTACAACAAAATTAACACCATTTTGAACTTGTGTATCTATTGTTTGAATTTCATATTTATGGTCTGTAACTTCATTAGAAAATGCAAATTTAGAGCCTATTTCAAATACATTAGTTCCTTTGAAACTTGCTATATTTCCGTGTAGTTGTTTAGCAGGAATAACTTTATTAAATACAGATGATTCAGTAAGATTTTTACTTTCCATATCAACATTAAATGTTATTTTATATTCTGTATCATTTGAAATAGTTTTTGCAATTACTTTACTAGGCACACCTTCAATTGAAATTTCTTCATTAGGTTGTGGCAAATTTTCGCCTTTTATCTCAAAAACAACATCTTTACCTGAAACAGATTTAAATTTAATATCATAAGGAATTATAGTATCTTTAAGTTCTGATTGTTTAGAAACAAATTGCAATCCTGTTTCTTTTAGTGTTCCATTTAAATCACAAGCACGAGAAACATAAATTTTATTTCCGTATTGTAAAAAGTTATAAACTTGATACCAATCATTAAAATTTGATTTAGTTGGCTTACCAAAGTTATCTACAAATTCTTGATAAGATGTAACTAGAACAGCAGTATCTACAAAACCTTTAGTAAAATTACCTGCAAATGCAACTGAAGTTCCTGCAACTGATGGTGCAATAGTTGAGTGGTCTATTTCTTGAACCAAAACACCAGGTGACAATAATTCGCCCATTTAATTTCCTTTAAAATAAATTTGAATATCACATAAAATCGCTAAGATTTTAAAACTCTATGTCTAAGTCTTAGGTTGCCTAAACTCCAAGCATATAAAGAATTCATATTGTTATTTATATTAAAAATTTATCAATAAATTTGCTTATTTAAGCAAGTTTTAAACTATTGTTAATGTTAAATTAAGATTTAATAATATATAATTACTTCAAATTTTAATAAGGAGTTAAATGAAAATATGACAAGTGTAATTACTAAAATATATGTCAAGGCAACATTGTCTTATTATTGGAAGTTTGAAGGCATAATTGATGGATTAAGCCTAAGTGTCAAATCAGTTGAAAAGATAGGTGTTTTTAAAACAACTAATATAACTTATAATTTTATTGTTGAATTAGAAATATCTGATGAATTTAAGGATTTTGTTGAATCTGAAAATTTTAGCAAATATACTAAAAATGAATTTAAACATTCACTTGCAGAATTTGTTAAAGATTTAGAATCTTATATAAGACTACAAAAGAAATTACAATCAAAAGGATTATAAAATGGAATTAACTAGAAAACAAAAAGCAGAACGTTGCCAAGCAATTGAGTCAGTTACAGACGCACTAGATGAATTTGATATAGACGCTTCAGAAAATCAAATTATTGCATTTGTCGATTCATATGGTGCAGATGAACGAAAAATATTAAATGATTTGGATTATGCAGATATAGCCGAAACATATAAATTTTTCAACAATTTAGATTAAGGAGTCTATAAATGATTGTAGATATACTTAATGAATTTAATAGTTCTAATTCAAGATTACATAAACAATCTGTATTAGAGAAATATAAGGATAATAGACTTTTTATTGATGTGTTTCAACACGCTTACGATAAAGTTAAATATTCATATGGTATTACTTGTTCCCAAGTAAATTATGAACCTGATGTGTTTATTGATGAAATATCGTTGGAAGAGTGCATAAAAGACTTAAAACTTTTGTGTGATAGAACATATACAGGAAACAGTGCAATTAGATATTTAGAAAATCTATTCAATTCATTAAATCCTGATAATAAAAAAGTCCTAAAAGGTATTATTGATAGAGATTTAAGAATAGGTGTAGGTGTAAAAGAGTTTAATAAGATAGTTTCAGATTCTGATAAAATCTTTGAACTTCCATATATGCGTTGTAGTTTAATGGATAAAGTTAAAAATATATCTTATCCTGCATATCTACAAGTAAAAATGGACGGAACATTTAGAACATTTATCAAAAATAATAATAGAGTTGATTGTTATTCAAGAAGTGGCGAATCTTATGAATATCCTTACTTGTTTAATTTATTTGAAAAATTGCCTGATGGTGCATATATAGGCGAATTATTAGTTCCTAATGCAAAAGATAGATATGAATCTAATGGAATTTTAAATTCTTTATCTGTTCCTGATGAACTTGATTTTTATATGTGGGATTATCTTGAATTAGATGAATTTTCAAATTGTTATTCAGATACACCATATTTAGAGAGATTTAGCAATTTATCTAATTATATTAATACTTTAGATAATAAAAATCTTAAATTAGTTAAATCAGTTCAAGTTAGTAATATAAATGAAGTAATTAGTATTACTAAAAAATGGATAGAACAGGGTGAAGAAGGTGGTGTTTTAAAAGACCTTAAAACTAAATTTGAAAATAAAACTTCTAAATATCAAATAAAGATTAAACCTGAATTTGATGTAGATGTTAAAATTGTTGGATTTACTAAAGGAAATGGTAAAAGAGCAGATAAAGTTGGTGCAGTAATGTTTGAATCATCAGACGGATTAGTAGTAGGTCAATGTAGCGGATTTGATGATTTAACACTAGATTATATAACTAATAATCAAGACGAATTATTAGGTCGTATAATGTCAGTAATTGCAACTGCTTTATCAAAATCTAAGAATTCTGATACTTATTCTTTATTGCACCCTAGATTTAAAGAATTAAGACAAGATAAATTAGAAGCAGATGATTATCAAAGAATTTTAGAAATCTCTAAGAGTATTAATATATGATTAGTATTGAAAAATTAGATTATATAGCAAGTCACTCAAAAGATATTAGAAAAGTTGGGTGTATATTAGAACCTTTGGAAGAATTCCAAAAAACTTATGAAGGATTTAATCAAGCACCTAACAATTTACCAATGCGTGATGAAAATAATAATACTTATGATTATGTAATTCACGCTGAAGTATCAGCACTTCTTAAAGCAGATTTAACAAAAAGATATAATCTTTATGTTTCTTATGCACCTTGTATAAGATGTGCTTCATTGATTGTATATTTAGGGTGTATTGAAAAAGTATATTATAAAGATATACTTCATAATCACAAAGGTGGGATTAAGTTCCTAGAAAATGCAGGAATACCTTGCATAAAATTAAAACAACAATAGTAAGGGAGTTTTATATGACTATTTCTGAAGAAATGTATATTTTATCACAAATGTTAGAGAATTGGATGACTAAAAGAAGTCTTACGTATGAAATGCAACAATCTAATTATATTAATTTAACAGATGAAGAAATCCAAGAATATTATTCAGCACTAGATATTTACGAACAAATAGACGCACTTTGCGATATTCTTGTATTTAGTTTTAATTCTGTTAAAGTTGAATTAAAAAATTTAAGTTATGAAAACGAAATTCGTGAATGGATAGATTTTAATTATATCATTAAACTTAGAGATGAATTAAGTAAAGAATTTAGTTATGAAAATCTATATAATCTCTATAAATCAATTAGATATATGCTTTTAAATCTTGATAATTCTTATTGCGAATTTGATTTATTTAAAGCAATGATTGAAACATTTAAAGAAATAGATTCAAGAACAGGTGCATATAATCCTGAAAAGAAAAAATGGATTAAATTTAAAACGCCTGAAGCAATGAAATTATGGTATAAAGCAGATTATAAAAGTTGTGCTAAATGAAACCATTTTTAAAACATTCAGGTGGTAAGGCTAGGGAAATTAAAAATTTCCTTAGTCATATACCAAACAATTTTAATAGATATATAGAACCATTTGTAGGCGGTGGTGCAGTATTTTGGTATTTAGAACCAAAATCTGCTATTATTAATGATTTAAATAAAAATTTAATAGAATGCTATAAATCTGTTAAATTTGATTACAATACGATAAGTTCTGAACTTGATGAATTAGTTAAAAATTATAATGTTGATTTACACCATACAAAATTTTATGAACTTAGGGATATGTTTAATGGCATTAGAGATAGAGAGTATTCACAAGGAACACTATATTATTATATCAATAAATTAGTTGTGTCAGGATTAATGCGTTATAATTCTAAAGGATATTTAAATACACCATATTCACACAATTCAACTTTTTCAAGAAAAGTATTAACTAAACAACATTCTGATTTATTGCAAAATACTGAAATTTATAATTTAGATTATAAATCTTTATTTGATTTGATTAAACCTAATAAAGATGATTTTATATTCCTAGACCCACCATATGTTGATACTAATAATAATGTATATGGCAATGATGATAAATCTATTTTTGATAATAATTCTCAAAAAGAATTATCAGAATTCTTTAAATCAACATCTGCAAAATGCTTACTGATTATAAATGATTGCGATATAATACAAGAATTATACAAAGATTATATAGTACATTCATATGATAAAAATTATTCTATCAATATAAAAGGTAGGCAAGTTACCAAAGGTTCAAAACACTTAATCATTAAAAACTACTAATCCATTAATTTAAGAATTATATCAGTTTTACTTAAACTTTAATTAAGTTATAATCTGATATAATTCTCTTATAAATCAAAGGAACAAAGGATATAAGATGAAAATATATTACAAATCACGCAAAGTTTATTTTAATAAAAATAAATTTAAAAAATCTGATGTTATAAATCTATTAGATAAATGTAAAGACTTTAAAGAGATTAAAGATAAATTCTTTATTGTAGAATATAATAAAAATAGATATTTCTTTACACAATCAGAAAAACATATTAGATTATTACTTTCTTTTGATAATACATATGAAATTGAAGATTTTTCACACGGCTATAATAAATATCATATAGGAATTATATCTGAATATCATAACGCATATAAATCAAGAAGAGTAAATAAATGTAAAGAAGACGGCGACTTTAAAAGTTTTGATTTTATTGATGAAGGGGAAATTAAATATTATGAATTTTAATAATTTTAATAATCTAAACGAAGAAAACAAAGAGCGAGTTTTAAATCTTAGACACAAAGAATATTTAATAAAAATTAAGCATTCAGACACGCATAGTATAATTAAACGTATAAGATTTAGAACATCACTTACAAAAGAACAGATAGAACAGAAAATTCAAAATGCTATAAACAATATGATACAAAGAATTGAAAACAATACATTAAAAACAGATAAAAGGATTTGTATTACATTTGCAATATCAAAATTTAAAGTTATTTTTGATGTTGATGATAAGTTAAAAATAATCAATTTAATTACAATTTTATCAAATACAATGACAGATTTTGATGATTATCGTATAGTATTAAATGAATTTTATAATCATTTTGATGATGACTGCTATATGATTATTATTGATGAATAACACAAATACTAAAAAGGTTATAAGGTATTTTTAACTTTAGAATTGTTATAATACCTTAAATTTTTAAAAAAGGAAAACAAATGTTATTTACATTATTATCATTATATACGCAATTTAATACAGAACAAGAACCTAATACTAAAGTTACTACAATTGATAAAATTCAAAAATCTGAAATAAATGATAATCCAATTAAACAACCTAAAAATAATAAATTGAAACCACATAATTTTGATATAATTATGCAAGAAGAAATCAATAAATTGAAAAATAAAAAGTAAAAGGAACAATAATGTTTAAAGTTAAACTACTATCTTATACTCCTTTGGAAGTAATTAATACTGCAATAAGAACTTGTTGGGATTCACACGATAAATCAGATAATCTAGGCGAAAAAGATTTGGATTTGATAAAACGTGTGGTCTTGCAAAACCATCACGAATGTTATGACGAAAAAACAGAAGTTTTAACAAATGAAGGGTGGAAATATATAAAAGATGTTACCAATGATGATTATGTTATGACCTTAAACAATGAAAAATTTTTAACAGAATTTCAAAAACCTTTAAATTTTTTCAAATATAAAGTTAATGAAAAATTGTTACATTTTTGTAATAAAAATACAGATTTGCTCGTAACAAAAAATCATAATGTTTTTATAAGCCCCAAAACTACAAGATTTTTAAGAAAATCGCCACAATATAGATTAACTGAAGCAATAAATTGCTTAAAATTAAATCATATACATTTAAATGGTGGTGTTCCATTTGATACATCAAAAAATACACAAAAATATGATTTAAATTTTATGAAATTAGTGGGATTTTTTATTGGCGACGGACACTATAAAAGCGGTAATTATATTTCTTTTCATTTAAGAAAACAAAGAAAAATCAATTTTTTAAATCAAATTAATAAAAATGTTAGAGCAATGGCTTCTGATTTGTATAATATCAAAATGACCCCTGAAGAACTTAATATTTTTTCAAATTGTTATGATGAAAAAAGAGAAAAACAAATTCCTTTCGATTTATCAACATTAACAAGACAAGAATTAGAATCTTTGTATGAAGGTTTGATTAATTCAGATGGGTATGCACCTAAATTTAGTAATTGTGTATGTTATTGCACCACTTCAAGGAAACTTTTAAATCAAGTTCAAGCATTAATTTTAATGCTAGGTTATAGTGCAAATATGAATGAATTAACTGAAAAGGTAAGATGTTATAGAATTAATATTCAGAAAAAAAATCATATATCAGAATTCAATAGAACAAAAGATGTTAGATATAAAAAAGTAGTTGAAGTTGATTATAATGGTATAGTTTATTGTTTGGAAGTTCCAAATCATATTCTATTAACAAGAAGAAACGGTAAATGTGTATTTTCAGGAAACTCAACTTCGGAACACTGCGTTTTTAACTTCTTTATACAAGGTATATCAAGATTAAATCTTATGGAACTTACACGTCACCGCCTTGCTTCTTATAGTGTTAAATCAACTAGATATACACTAAAAGAATTAAGAAATGAAACTGAATTTACTATTAAAGATAAAGAGCGTGCAAGCAAATATATCAATCTTACAGATAATAATAATGTTGATGAATGTTCTATTCAAGCACTAGAGAATGTAAGACGATTAGTCAATAATGCAGTAAATTATAATGTAACACAAGATTTGATTAAATACGCATTGCCTGAATGCTATAAAACAGATTTAACATTTAGTATTAATGTAAGGTCACTTAGAAATTTACTAAAACTTAGAACATCTAAATCAGCACATTTTGAGATAAGAAATTTAGCGTATAAACTTTATGAAGCATTGCCTGAAGAGTTTAAATTTTTGTTTAAAGATTGTGTTGATGTAGTTGAGTAATAAAATATAAGGAGCGATAAGATGATTATAAATGATAAAGAGCAATTATATTACGAAAAATACAGACCGCAACGTATTCAAGATATGATATTACCTGATGAAATTAAGACTAAATTGCAACATCAAGTAGATACTAAAAATTTATCTAATATGTTGTTTTGTTCTTTTACACCTGGAACAGGTAAAACAAGTTGTGTTAATGCTATTGCCAAAGAATCAGGATTAGAAACATTATTTCTAAATGCTTCTTTAAATAATGGTATTGATACAGTAAGAACAACTATACAAAATTTTGCAAGTTATAAGTCTTTTGATGATAATCATAAAATTGTTATAATGGATGAATGCGATGGATATTCAGATTCAGCACAACAAGCATTACGTGGATTTATTGAAGAATTTTCAGGAAATTGCAGATTTATTTTAACTTGTAACTATATCAATAAAATTATACCTGCTATTATTAACAGATTTGAAGTTTATGATTTTGATGAATTCTACGGACAACAAAATAGAGAATCATTAATTAAACAGATTTTTACTAGATTATGCTTTATATTAGATACAGAAAAGGTAAGTTACGATAAAAAAGATTTGATACCTATTATCAATACTTATTATCCATCAGTTCGTGGTATGGTAGGATTTATACAAAAATCTGTAATTAATAATACACTTAAAGTTGATTTAACTCAAATTCAAAAACTAGACGGATTCGATAATCTTATTTTACAAATAAAAAATAAGAACTTTGATGAAATATTAAAAGAAACATATTTAGTTACAAATCCTGATTCTTTTTATACATATATGTATAAGAATTTAAATCAATTTAATCAGCAAGCAAGACCACAAATCTTATTAACTATTGCTAAGTATCAGTTTCAATCAAGTAATGTAAGAGATAAAAATTTGACTTTATCTGCTTGTTGTGTAGAGTTGGCAAATTTTATAAAATAAGAAATTTTAAGTATAAATAATATATAATTCAATAATTGAATAAGGAGTATTAATGAAAATTTATAAAAACATCAGAAGACCAGGTCGTGATATTAAAAATGCCACTACTTCTGTAACTTCAGAAAATCATAATCTTTTTAGAAAAGATGGTATGGTAACTTACAACTATCGTCTTTTTATAAATGAATTTGATGACGCAAAACTAGATGAAATATTTGATACTTTGTATGACGGCGAGTCTTACGATACACTTGAAGTTAGAATTTCAAGTCCAGGTGGATATTTGCTAGATTTACAAAGATTTCAAAATGTAATTGAGAATTATTTTCAAAATAGAACATTTACTATATTAGACAATCACGGATATTCAGCAGGTGCTTTAATGTTTCTACTAGGAACAGAACGTATAGCACACAGAACAAGTATGATAATGTTTCACGATTGGAGTGGTGGATATTGGGGCAAAGCGTCTGATATCGATAAACAACATAAATTCCAAAGAGAACAATATAAAATTTGGATGAGAGATTTATTATCAAATTTCTTTACTGACAAAGAGATTGAAGATATGTTTGAAGGTAAAGAATATTGGTATAACACTCTTGAAATGTGTAAAAAAGGTATTGCTACTCACGTAATGATAAACGGCGAGAAATTGACTGCTAAAGAATATATAGCATTTGAAAAAGAAAATACTAAACTTAAAAAATCTATCAATTCAAGTTCAAGCAAATCTAAACCTAAAAAACAGCCAATTTTTGATATTAAAGAAAACACAGAAAAGACAGAGAATATTGAAAACGTTGAAAAAACTGAAATATCTGATACTTCTGATGGTATTGAAAAACCAAAAACAAAGACAAAAAAAGTTTTTGATAATAAAGATGTATTAGATGATAAGAAAAATGATATTGTTCTTGATATATTTGGTAAAAATAAACATATCAAAGATATAATGACAAGTGACAAGTGATAAAGATAAATAGTTTAAATATATTGAATTGTAGGCAACAAATATGAAAATAACATTAAGAACACTTGATTCTTCTAATAATGTTCCTGCTTTAAAAGAGAGTAGAAATTTAGAATTAAAAACTAAATTTGATACTCTTACATATTTAGAACTAGATACAAATTTTATAAATCTAGTTCAATATATTAAAGATATTCAATCTGTTATTTCAGATTTAAAGGCTTTATCAAGTTCAACTGAATTATCAGATTTACTAGGAACAATAAAAGATAGAGTTGATTTATTAGAGCAAAATTTAACAAAAATAGATTTAACAAAAGACTTAAATAAACCTGTATCAACTGAAACTGCCGAAAAACTTAATGAAAAATTAAATACAGCAGATTTTCTTATTAAGTCTATTAATAATGTTTCACTTAAAGGAACAGGCAATATAGAACTTAAAACTATCAATAACAATAATATTGTAGGTTCAGGTAATATCGAAATTAAACCAACAAAAGAGCAATTTATTGAATCTATTGTAACAGGTGTAGCAGGCGATGTCGGATATTATGGTATATTTGAAACATCAGAAACTACAAATTTTAATGATATTATACAAGGTTCTAAACTTAGAACTTCAACAGGTTCATCAATGATAGGAACTTGGCGACAATGTGGCAACCTTGAAAATAATAAAGCACTATTTTTAAGGATATTGTAATGTATAATAAAGCAGATTTAAGAAATGTTAGATTTTCAAATCCTTCTCAAACAAGGGTAGATTTTGAATTAAATTATAAAAATTTAGGTTGGATTCCTTATACTTTAGATATTAATAATATCAGTAATGATTTAGAACAAGAATTAAAAGAACTAATTTATAAGCACGAGATTAAAAATTATGAAAAACCTAAAAGAACTGAATTTAATCTTAAACAAGAAATCAATAAATTAGTTGTTACTACTTCTAAAGGTAATGTATTTGACGCAAATTCAGAAGCAAGACAAAATATGTGTGACGCTATTATAGCAAGTGAAACACTAGGACAAACAAAAACAATATGGGTAATGGCTGATTATTCAAAGGTAGAAATAGATATTCAAGAATTGCGTGAAGCACACGCTTTGGCATTGTTGCAATATGCAAAAACAAAAGAGATATTATAATTTATAAATATTTTAAATTTTAAGGTTCTTTTAAGTTTATTAATGTTATAATACAAACATAAAAAGGAAGTTAAGGAGTTCTAGGGTTATCCAAAACTTAGAATAAAATGTTTATACAAGACCTTGAATTAACAAGGTCTTGATTTTATGATAAGTTTCTTATCCTTGATTTTTGGAAGTAGAAATCTTAATGAATTGTAAAGTGAAATTACATCAATATTGGGAACTGATAAACTTTTTTCACTTAATTTTATCATTAAGGTTTCTTTATCTATGATAAGAAACTTATCAATTTAGATAAGTTTTTGCTAACCATTTTTTACCTTTCTTGTTATGGCTTTTTGATAGTTCAAGCCTTAAATCAAACTATCTGTTCTTTTCGTGGCATTTATGTCGTTGATGAAATATGTTCTTTGATGAATTGATAAGAGTAATTACATCACTTTTATTATCAATAAACATAAGAACTTACGTTATATATTTCTACATTGTAAAAGATGTAGTTTTAAAATTTTAGGGTTACGAAATTTTATATAAAAACATTAGACCACTTACTCTTGATTTTATCATCAAGGCGTATTTCATCTTATCTCCTCCTTTCTAATGAAGTCAAGACCCTAATTCACGATTGTTAGGGTCTTTTTTTACAATATTAATTTATTTAAGTGTATTTTAAGTGTTTAAGAGTATTAAGTTTGTTTTCAGTTTTTTTTATTGTATAATAATACAAATTTTTAATAGGAGTATGATAATGTCAGCATTGAATAAAACAACTTCATCTGAAGCAGTCACAAATATAGCAGGCGGAAAAGCATTTAAAAGAACAAATCCTTATAATACTTTTCTTAGTATAGTAATGAATTGTCTTAATAATTCAGATAATTACTATAAATCAAACAAACAAGTTCAAGAAAACCTAGAAATTTTACTTGATGAACTAGATAAAGAATTTATCGCTAAATCTGTTATATTTTTAAGAGAAGAATTAGGATTTAGATATATTAGTAAGGTATTAGCAAACTATCTTATTAAAACTGCTAAATCTGAAAAATATCTTAAACCAATGCTAATTAGGTCTTTTATAAGAGTAGATGATATGTCCGACCAATTTGCACTATCAGGAAGAGCAAATTCACTTAGACGTGCTATGAAATATTGTTTAGAGAATAAATTTAATCTTTATCAATTTAAAAAATACACATCTATCAACAATCAAGTTAAACTTAAAGATATAGTTAAACTATCAAGACCTAATCCAAATAAGTTTAAATTTGATAAACAAGGTTTAGATGATGTATATAAGGCAATTATTGAAGATAGACTACCTAATATCAACACAGCACAAACTTTAAATGCAGGCAAAGTTAAATATACTTTTGACAACATCAAAGATTTAGGTTATATGGCTCTTATTAAAAACATAAGAAAAATATTAACAGAATCACCTGAATTATATGATTATATTATTGAGAGAATACAAGATAAAAATCAAATTCAAAAATCAATGATTTTGCCATTTAGATTTTATGATTGTATGGAGTCTATTCAAGATATTAAATTCGACCAATTTAAACTAAGAGAATTAACAAAAACTTTGTTTTATTGTATGAAATTATCAGCAGAACAACTTGAATTAGATGGTGTTTATGCACTTTGTCTTGATGAATCAGGCTCAATGGACGGAACACCATTTAAATATGGTAAAGTTTTAACATCTATTTTAATGTCTGATAAATCAGTTGCTTATACTTGGGCTAGTCACTGCAAATTTGTTGTTGCAAATCCAATGGATTTTCTAATGAATAGAAGTTGTAATGGCGGTGGAACATATGCTGAAGAGCCATTAAAAGAATTAATCAGAACTCAAACTTTAGTAGATACAATTTTTATATTTACTGATATGGAATTATACGGCGAGAGTTCTTTGCAAAAATATTATAATGAATATAAAAGTAAAGTAAATCCTAATGTTAAGTTAGTTCTTTGGAATTTAGCACCATATGGCGATAATACACCAATTAGATTTACTAAAGATGTAGTGGAGATTAACTCTTGTTCTGATAAATTAATACCTTATATAGGTAAAATTCTTAAAAATCCTAATTATATAATAGATAAAATAAATTCTATTGAACTTTAATTAGTGTAATTAGACTTAGGGTCTAGTATAAATATAATCATAAAGGATATATTAATGATAACACTAGACCCTTACTATTCAATAGAAATGTATAATCACTTTTTAACAGCACTTGATAATAATGGTGTAAATTGTGATATATATTGTTTAGCCAAGCCACCTTTTCATTTTTATCTTGATATTCCTAATCCATTATTAGTCAATTATGATGAATTGCCTGATAATTTAAGAAAATACTTAGTTAATATAACTAAACCTGCTACACCTAATGACACATATTTACTGCAACGTAGATTTATTGACGATTCTATCAAAACTTATAATAAGTATGCCACAAATTTACCATTATTAGAAGCAGAAAATTCTAATTATGCTTGTTTCTTTATGGTAAGAAATAGAGAACACGCACTTCAATTAAGCAATGAAATAGGTAAAATATATTACTTTGGATTTTATTATAAGAAATATAAAATTTGTTTAACTACTAATGAAAATATTAAACTTCAAAATTCTAATCTTATTTTAGTAGAAAAAGAAACTAACACTATACAAATGGAATTAGATTTAAATTTTAAAATTTTTAAATTAAATGATAGATTAAAGAAATATACGCAAACACCTTATATATTAAATGGTAGATATTATCCAACTCAAATTCAACAATTTAATCATCTCGTGTAATTAATTATACTAAAATTTCAGGATATTTTATTTGAAATTCATCAAATTCTCTATAATATTTAATTAATAAATTTTTATTTTCTTCTGATTTTGATTTTTCACATTTATTAATCATTTTAACAAGATATTGCAATTCTTGAAAAATTTTATCATAAAAAGTAAAATCTTTATTCTGAATTCTAAATTTATTTTTATTTCTATTATAAATTCTTAATATATCATTAATAGTATAATACAATTTAAATCCTTACTTCCTTAATTTAAGAATATAGTATCAGCAGTTATTCTACAAATTCCTGATGAAGTATTTAATTGGTCGCCTGCAACTTGCTTAACATCTGAACCTTGAATTTGTCTTGTATAATCTTTATTAATTATCTCTACTTTATCTTGCTCTACTTTAGTCAATGAATTTTTAAGTATATGTGTGTATTCATCTTTTGTAATATATGTGTTTAATGTGCCGTCAGGCATAAAGGTAATATCTGTTCCTGACCTATGATGTGTTCTAATAGTTTCTGAACCTTGTGTATCTGAAAATTCTTGATAATGTCCTGATATTGTTTCTAGGATATGCTTATTTGTAGGACTAGAATTAGGATTTATTTCATTATGTGAAGCGATAGTTCCAACAACAATAGGCATATTAGGATTATCGTGGTCTAGGTCACAAAATACCCAAGTTCCTATTTCTAATATAATATTTTTACCAAATCCTGCACGTCTTGAACCTGATTGTCTAGTTAATGGATTTGTAGGATTTGATTTTTCATTAGAATCAAATTTATCTGTTGAGTGATAGCCAATATATTCAATTGTTTGCATAACTTCAGACCAGGGCAAATCTGCGTCTTTTACTTCATCAGGGTGTAAAGCAAATATTCTGACTTGAACTCGTCCGTCTTTTGTTGGCGAATTATTATTAACTACTATACCACGATATAAACCCATTTATAACTCCTATAATTTATTATAATTATTTATAGTATAAATTTGATATCTGATTTTTATTAACTACTTAATATTGACTGAATTTATTTAATTAGTTTTAATCTTTAATTTTTAATTAAGTAGTTAATAAATTTA